TCTTAAATAACAAAGTTGGAATTAAAGTGGCGTCAGTCGACCTGTCTGACCATGTCACGAGCGTTACACTTAATAGAAATTTCGACGAACTTGAAATCACGAGTATGGGAGATTCCAGTCACAAATTTACCCGTGGATTGGAAGCATCTTCTGTAACAATTGATTTCTTAAATGACACTGCGGCAGCAAGCGTTCTTGCAACATTGCAATCTGCATTTGGAACAACCGTAACTGTTGTTTTACTTCAAGATAAGAACACAGCCGTATCAGCGACTAACCCACTATATACAATGAGCGTTTTAGTAAACGGACTCACTGATATTAACGGTGCAGTTGGCGATATTGGAACACAATCTGTAACATGGAACTGTAATTCAACAGTTGCAGTTGCAACAACTGGCACATTCTAATTAACTAAACAAAGGGGCAAAACATGGCTAAGTTAAGAGTAACAAGGGCAGATGGAACAGTTGGAGATTATCCAATTACTCCATTGGTGCAATACGGTTTTGAGATTTATGCTAAGAAGGGCTTTCACAAAGCGTTCATCGAAGACCAAAAGCAAAGCGATATCTTTTGGCTTGCTTGGGAATGTATACGTAGGTCAGGTGAAACCGTACCAATGTTCGGGGAAGAATTCATTAAAACTTTAGCAAACGTTGAAGTTCTTGATGACGATTCCCCGAACTAGGGCGCGATTCTTTCACCTTTCTAATTGCTAAATTGTCGATTAGAACAGGAATCGCGCCACAACAATTATTAGAATTAGATGATGTAATGTTAAAGAATCTGATAAAGGTTCTTCAGGATGACGCAAAGGAGATAAGAGATGCCAACAGAGGTCGTAGGCGCTCTGGCTCTGCGTAAAGCATTGCGTGACTATGCACCAGATTTGGCAACTGAATTACGTAAAGAAGTAGCGGCAGCGCTTAAGCCTGTTGTTACTCGTGCACGTGGGTTTGCTCCTAGTGACTCAAGTATTATGAGTGGATGGCAACGTCGCTCATTTAGTGAAGCAAGATTTCCTATGTATGATGCGAATGTTGTACGCAAAGGAATTGGATATAAAACAAGTCCTAGTCGTGCCAATAGCCGTGGATTTACAGCCTTAGCATCGATTGAAAATAAATCGGCATTAGGTGCAATTATCGAAACGGCTGGACGCAAGAATCCAGGCGGTCAACCGTGGGTTGGCCCAGGAAAGAATACAACTCAAAAACGTTATTCACATTCTGTTAATCCGCAAGCAGGTGCACAATTTATTAAAAATCTTGGTCCAATTTACGGCATTAAGAAAACATCTGGTATTGGCGACAAGCGTGGACGTTTGATTTATCGCGCATGGAACGAACAAAATGGAAAAGTCTTAACTGCTTATTTTAAGGCTGTTCAAAATGTTACCGCTAAATTTAATAAACGTACATCAATTGTAGATATAAAGAGAGCGGCATAATGGACACGTCAAAGATAGCCATTCAAATTGCTTCAGAGTTTACTGGTTCTAAAGCATTTAAGGCAGCCGAATCATCTACTCAAAAACTGACACGTTCAGTTAAAAACCTTGCCAGAAGTTTAGGTATAGCGTTTGGTTCTGCCGCTATTATCAATTACAGCAAACAAGCAATCAAGGCTTTTGCAGCGGATGAAAACGCTGCACGTTCATTGGGAATGACGCTAAAGAATCTAAATCTTGATTATGTTGGTGCGTCTGATTCCGTCAATCAATATATTTCAAATCTTGAAAAACAAACTGGAATTCTTGACGATGAACTTCGTCCTGCAATGGACAGATTCCTTAGGGCAACTTCATCAATTACCGAATCACAAAAACTTCTTAATCTTGCATTAGATATAAGCGCTGGAACAGGCAAAGATTTGACTGCCGTTTCTCAGGGATTACAAAAGGCTTACCTAGGAAATAATGCTTCATTAGGCCGTTTAGGTGTCGGACTTACAAAGGCTGAACTTAAAAGCAATTCATTTTTGGTTATTCAAGAAAAACTTACTGCGCTTTTTGCTGGACAAGCACAATCAGCCGCTGATAGTTATTTGGGTTCAATTAACAAATTAACTGTTGCCTCAAACAACGCTAAAGAGATTATTGGTAAAGACCTAGTTGATTCATTAGCGTTACTTTCTGGGCCAGACGGTATTTCTAAATCAACACAACAAATGGAAGACTTGGCCTCAGCAATTGGCGACACTGTTTATGGCTTGGCCGTCTTGATTGATAAATTGAAAGAACTTCCACTGGGTAATGCAATTTTGCAAACACTTGGCGATGTATTAGGTAATTTACAACCATTTGCCTGGCTTCGCGGTTTAGGCAGACAAAATAAACCAACACCTGCGCAATCTCCAGGCCAACGTGCTGAAATTGATAGAATTAACAAAGAAGCACTAAAGTTTCAAAAACAGAAAAATACTTTATTGCAAATTGAAAACAAAGATACAGTTACTAAACTTAAATTAACTGCAGGTCAACAGGCATTAGAAGAACTTAAACAAAAATTTGATGTTGAGCGTATCGGACTATACGAAGCATTGAACAAAGCAACTGATAAGGAAACTGAGGGAAGAATCCTTTCACTTATTGCAATAAAAAACAATGATGAAGCGCTAGCGCTTAAAATTAAAGCAGAACAAGAAGCAGCCGAACAAGCACGTTTATTAGCCGCTGCATTAGCAGCATCATTAGCAAAATGGGGACAATGGCAATCTGTTATTGGTGATGCTTTCAAAAATCAAGCATTAAATAATTCAAATGTAATGCCACCAACAACCACAACTTCACCATACATTCCGCCTTCCTATGGTTATGCACCTGGTGATATTCCTGGGCTTAGTGGAACACGTGGATTCTCAATGGCTGGTGCATCAGGTGATACTTATATTATTAACGCATCTGGTATCGGTGACCAACAAATCGCTTCTGTTGTTCAGGGCGCACTTCAAGACCTTAACAGATACGGCAGTTCAACAACTTTTGCAGGCGCGTTAGGCGTATGACATGGCAGTGCCAACAATAAATGTAACTATTAACTTTTCAACTGGCCCTGCATTTGCTCAGGCTTTTATCATAGGTTCAGGTATTTTTGGTACAAACATTTTGGCTGATAGCGCATCCGTTATTGTGGATGTTTCTAATCAAGTAGACAGAATAGATACAACCCGTGGCCGAAACGCACAAGCAGACCAGTTTCAAACTGGTCAACTTAGCCTTCGTATAGTTGACATGAATGGTGATTTCAATCCACAAAATCCAACGAGTCCATATGCAGGATTACTTAATCCAATGCGTAAAGTTGAAATCACTGCAACGTATTCTGGAGTAACCTATCCAATTTTTGCTGGTTTCATTACAGGATATTCAACAACCACACCGAAATTTACTGGTGACATTGTTTATACAACTATTACTGCAGTCGATGCCTTTAGGCTTGCACAAAACGCACAAATTTCAACCGTTGCTGGCGCAACCGCTGGTCAATTATCAGGCGCAAGAATCAACAAGATTCTTGATGCTATTGGGTGGCCTGCAACAATGCGCGATATTGATACTGGACGAACAACATTGCAGGCAGACCCTGGAACGGCAAGAACTGCTTTAGAAGCCATGCAAAATGTTGAAATTAGTGAATATGGAAGTTTGTATGTTAACGCAAGTGGTTCTTTTGTATTTCAGGATAGGGCTTTTACAACTGCAAGTATAGGTGGAACACCAATCGTATTTAATGACGATGGAACTGGAATACAGTATTTTAATGCTATTTGGTTACTCAACGATGTGCTTGTCTACAATTCCGCGCAAGTAACTAGAGCAGGTGGAACAACTCAAAGCGCAAGCAATCAAGCCTCTATTGATAAGTATTTTATTCATTCATATAATCAACAAAATCTATTGATGGAAACCGATGCTGAGGCACTTAACTATGCTCGTGCATATGTCGCATCTAGGGCCGAAACAACAACACGATGTGACGCGATTACGCTTGATTTATATACCAACAACTACGATGCGGGAATTATTGCAGCGCTGGGGCTTGACTTTTTTGACCCAGTAACAATTACCACCACGCAACCAGGTTCTTCTTCCCTAACGAAAACTTTACAGGTATTTGGGGTAGCGCACAGTATTACCCCAACATCCTGGAAAACCCAATTCACAACACTAGAGCCAATTATCGATGGATTCATCATTGGGTCATCTTTATACGGTATTCTAGGCACTAGTGTTTTAAGTTACTAAGGAGAAAAAATGCCAACATTCCCAGCCGCCACGGGTGACGTGCTGACCGCCAATATGTACAATGGACTTGTCAATTTTACAGTGGCGGCTGACCAAACTGGAGATTATACAGCCGTTCTCAATGACCAGTATCAGACTTTAGTTCCGATGAATAAGGCAACTGCCATTGCTTTCAAAATTCCCACAAATGCTTCTGTTGCCTTTCCAGTGGGAACTGTTATAACAGTTCTCAATAAGGGCGCGGGTACTTGCACTATTTCGGCAGTTACATCTGGAACAACCACAGTTCTTTCGGCTGGTTCAGTTGCGGCATCTCCTACATTAGGACAATATAAATCTGCAAGTTGCATTAAAACTGCAACTGACACTTGGTATGTTGTAGGTGCTATTGCATAATGTTAAATAACATTGCAGGAATGCTGGGCGGTTATGTTGCGCCTTTGCTTGAATATGTTGGAATAGGTCATCAAAATTCACCTTATGCAAGCGTATATCCGTGGTCATCCGCAACTGGTTTTGGTACACGATATTCAAATCCTGCAAGCATTCCAGCGGGCCAGGGTTACGGAATTGCATTTGACCCTGCGGGAACAAATATTTTATCTGTTAACGGTAACTCTCCATATGTTGCAGCATATCCGTGGTCAGCGTCAGGATTTGGTACGCGTTACGCAGACCCAGCAACTGCAGCGCAACAAGGCGACCAGGGCAGTTTTAATCAAAATGGAACGGCAATAGCATTTGGCGCAGCGTTTTCTCCTTGGATTTACGCCTACGCTTTTTCTTCAGGTTTTGGAACAAAGTTTGCTAATCCTTCAAGTTTAGCAAGCGGTGGTGGAACTTTTGCACAATGGAACTCAGCGGGAACAAACATTGCTATGGGTAGCGGTGTCAGTCCATATGTTCATGCTTGGGCTTGGTCATCTGGTTTTGGAACTAAATATGCCAATCCAGCAACTCTTCCAGCGGGATACGCAAATCACATTGCATGGCTACCTGGTGGAACAGCGATTGGTGTAGCACATTCTACATCTCCATATGTTTCGATTTACCCTTGGTCATCAGGTTTTGGAACGAAGTACGCTAACCCAGCGACGTTGCCTACTGGTAACGCAAGCGGAATCGAATTCAATCCCGCTGGAACATCCGTAGCAATTGGACATGCTACAAGTCCATTTGTGTCTGCTTATCCATGGTCAGCGGGCTTCGGAACAAAATATGCAGACCCAGCAACTCTGCCAGCGGGTGAACGCTACGCAGTTTCATGGAGCGATTCTGGAACTTCAATTGTGTTGGCTGGTACTACAAGTCCGTCAGTTACTGGATACCCATGGTCATCTGGTTTCGGCACGAAATATGCAGACCCAGCAACTCTGCCAGGTAATCCAGCATACGCAGTATCATTTGCATAAATCTACTAACAAAGGAAATCAAAATGACTGAACAAACAATGACAGCGATTGAAGCGCGAATTGCAGAAGTGGCTCAATATCAAAAGAACATCGATATTTATACCTCAATGCTAGCCGACTTGCCTACTACATGGCCTGCACATTTGGAAAAATACAAAGGCACAATCAACAAGCATGAAGTCATTGGCGAGGTTGAAAATCTTGACGATGTAACTTTACTTTCAGATTTGTGGGCTGCCGATGACTGCAAAAAGGCAATCCGCACTGAAACGCTTGAAATGCGTAAGGCACAAGCAATTTTGGCAGCATTGCAAAAATAATTATTAAGCAATGAAACCTAAACTGTGTGCCGCTGGTGAAACGTTACGTGATTCCATTAACCAACATTTTCCTCACCGCGACAAAAAATCAGATGGTTGGATAGGCGATGCCCGTCATCAACGAGCAGGTACTAGTGACCACCTACCTGATAAAGATAACGGATACGTTCGGGCTATTGATGTGGACGCGAATCTCGACTCATCGCCCAATACAAGTGGTTATCTTGCCGACCAGATACGTGAGTGTGCCAAACGTGACAAGAGAATTGCCTACGTCATTCACCAGGGAAAGATTGCCTCACGTAGAACGCTTTTCCGTTGGAAAAAATATACTGGAATCTCTCCTCATAATCATCATGTCCATATCAGTTTTACTAAAAAGGGCGATACAGATGCTAGTCCGTTCAAAATCCCGATGTTAGGAGAATAAAATGAATATGAAGAATCCTTACGTACTTACCGCTGGTGCGTTCTTGTCTGCTTGGGCTGCAAGCAATTTTGACGTTGATTACCGCGCAATACTTTGGGCAGTATTGGCTGGTGTATTCGGATATGCGACCCCGAAAAAATGACACAACAGGATTTTTTCACACTCTACATCGCTACCGTTTCAATCATCGGTGGACTAGCAGGCTACGTCATTACTCATTTACTCTCTGAAATTAAAAGATTAAATCAGCGTGTCGATGAGATTTATAACATACTCCTAGAGCGATAATTTCGTCATGGCGAAAAAAGCGACTAAGAAGTTAACGGATGAAGGTTATTCCAAACTAGACGCCTGGGCAATTGGGGTACATGAGATGTACCGCAGTCTAAGGCGCGCAGGCTTCACAGTTGATTTGGCGCTCGCCATAATTATAGAAAAGAACGCGTATCCAGATTGGATACTCCCTTCCCCTATAAACCCAAACATTCCAGAGCCAGACTGGTATGAAGATGAGGATGACGATTAAGCGCTACGTAGTAATCAGTGATTTGCAAGTGCCGTTTCATGATGTAAAGGCCACTGCGAACATAGCGGCTTTTGTTAGGAAATGGAAACCAGATGAAGTTTTATGCGTCGGTGACGAACTCGACTTGCCCATGCTGGGGAAGTTCAACCGTGGTAAACCGCAAGAATACGTCGACACTATTGGACGTGATAGAGATACTTGCACGGAAGTTCTTTACTCGCTCGGTGTTACGCAACTTGTACGCTCCAACCACCAATCAAGACTTTACGATTCAATCAGTACCAGACTCCCTGCGCTGCTCGGACTGCCTGAACTAAAGTACGAAAACTTTCTACGCCTTAACGAGATTGGCGTAACCTTCCATTATCAGCCATACCAGATTAACAAGAACTGGATTATGGTTCATGGTGACCAACAGGCTATCAAACCACAAGGCGGTTTAACGGCCCTAGAAGCCGCTAGAAGGCACGGAAAGAGCGTGGTGTGTGGTCACACTCACAGACAGGGGTTATCGGCCTTTACAGAGGCATCTGGGGGCAAATTAGGGCGTACCCTATGGGGTTTTGAGGTTGGCCATTTGACGGCTGAAGGCTCAAAGGGTATGGCGTACACGTCAGGCACTCAGAACTGGCAAAAAGGATTTGGAATTATGTATGTCGAAAAAGACCGCGTTACGCCTGTAACCGTCCCAGTTGAGCGTGACGGCTCATTCGTGGTCGAGGGTAAACGCTATGGATGACCTACATATCGACATAAAACGGACAATTGATGACTCAGTTGACGCCATAGAATTGTTACCATTTCGTTATCAAAATAGGCTTGACTTCGCCTAACCCTGTGCAACACTAATGCCATAACCAATCGAACGAATTGGGAAAAGGGGCAAAAGATGGGCGCAATGAAAGCAGTTTATATGGACATGGCAGAGGACTTCGAAAACCTTAACGAAACCTCGATGCAGTTCAAGGGCAATAACTGGGAAGCACAGGACGGACGCTTCGAAGGTCCAGTCAATTACGAACTGGATTACATCTACTGGTTCGACAACTATGCAACCCTCATGGCAGCACGCACAATCCTTCAGGACTTTGGCAACAGTTATGAAGTTATCTTTGATGATGCCTTGGGCCAATGGTGCTTAATCACTGACTATCAATCAATGTGCTGGAGTAACTAAATGTCACCACTACTCTGTTT